TGCACCATTTGCATCTGCATCATCAATATAAATTTCTGTAACACTTGCATATGTAGCATTATTAAAAGCTATTTCTCCTGCACCAGGATCAGCATCACTTGTTCCAGTATCAAACTTATAAAAATAACCAGGTATTGCTCCATCTTCACCACTTGCAACAAATGATAAAAACACCTTATCATTATTGGCAAATGTTCCAGCAGTATCAATATACGTTAATGTTAATTTAGTATAACCACTTGCATCTGTAACTGCACCACTAACCTTAAACACTGCCCAGGTATCTAACGCATTAGACTTAGACATTCTAATTCTACCACGATTTGTATCATTACCTGATACGTCATCAAAACTTTGCACCCATGCACTTATATCAGTACCATTTATTTCTTTATCATCCACATAAGCAATCGTAGCTGAAGATAATGTTGTGTTGTTAAAACGTATCTTACCATCACCAGGATCAGAATCAGTTGTTGTTGTGGAATATGTAAATTGTGCTGAATCTCCACCAGCAGGTAAAAAGTCTGCAATAGTTGTTAAGTCACCAGAACTGTCAAAGCCTAATGATTTCAATGCCCTATCTGATGCAGCTTCTGTAAATTCAGCAGATGTAATTGTATTGGTTCTTGATACTTTAAACGATCTGTCTAATTCTTCTTGCTGTTGCTGTGTAATAAATGTCAATCTATCTAACGCATCTTCATGGCTTTCTGCTGGAAAAGGATCGTTAGCTGTGTAATCTGTAGTCTGTGTTTGAGCTATGTTTCTTCTAATAACAACAGTAACTCCACTAGCAGGAGCCGAAACAAAAACAACATTACCACCATTCGCATTACCTGCATTTGTTACTGAATAATGCGTTGTTAGTTCCTGTACTGTCTCTGTACCTGTAGCCGACCTTAATATTACAGTTAAATCTGCGTCTGCAAATATCTTAAAATCATAAGGAAAGGTGACGTTACTACCATCACCACTGGCACTTTTAATTGTTTTTGTGCTACTAACTGTCATAATAAGTCTCCAATAGCAGAAAATGGAGTACAAGTCCACTTTCTCGTTAATAATATCGTATTTTGTAAATTAATCAAATTCATTTTAATCTACCTTTGCTGATTCAGGTAAATCTTCAAACATCTTGTTCATCACATTTTTTATTCCTATTGCATTTTGAAACGGAACTAATGATCGCAATGCCCTACCCTGTGATTGTGACATTTGATATTCGTCATTCAACACAGCTCTACTTATACCCTGAACACCTTTTAGACCAGTATCTAAAAGTTGAACTGATGGCACACCACTTATTAAACCTGTTGCTAATCCTGTTGTTCTGCCATAAGAAAACACTGGATCTTCACCAAAAAAAGGAGCACCTGTATCTATTAAGGCAGGAAACAATGATGCCCATGAACTTCTTTGAAATGCTGCTTTACCTATTTCTAAAGGTGTTAACCTTTCTTGTAAAAATTCTTGTTTGTCATCTCTTAATACAGCGTTAGCGTGTGTTTGTGCTACATAAGATAACCCAGCAAAGAATGATGAATACATCATTGCAGAATAAGCTGCGAAATCATTTCTTTTTATATTATGTAAAAATTGTTTGGAATAAGATACAAGCATAAATGTTCTAAACTGACTAACTATTTTACCTAATGTGCTAGTCATATGTATATTTAAGTTACCTACGTCATTTTGTTGTATGCTTTGTCTGGTCCATCTAGTAACAGCTAATGTAAAAGCATCTCTTGCTTCTACGTCATCCCAAGCATCAAGATTAGTTCTTTTAATTTTTCTGCCTTTAAAAAACACTGATGGACTTGTAATTGTTTTTTCTCTTATTTGTTGAAATACTCTTTGTGCCATTTCAGGCTTCAAACCTAATGTTTCCATACGTTTGGCTATATCTTGTTCTAGTGAACCTCTACCAATCTTTTTAAAATTTATTTTTTTTATTCCAAAAGCTAAATCTGTCAAAGACTGTACTGCAATCCTACCTGTGGCTCTTTCCATTGCTAATGTTATTGGAGCCATACCAGACATATCTGCTGTTATTCTTTTTAATGGCTGTATAGCTGCACCTGCTCTATCAATAAAGTCACCTCTGCCCTGAACATAAATATCATGTGCATCATATCTATTCATAGCTTGATGTATTCTTCTATCAACACCAATACCTGCAAATGCTTCTAAGTCTCTTGCAACAGCATCTTCTAGTTCACCATTTTGCGTTCTTTTAAGCATGGATTTTAATTCAGGCATAACTCTTATCAATCCCTTGATACCATCAACAGAAACAGCATTTCCTAATTCAGCAACCTGTGCAAAACCTACTTGGTTCATAACTCTTATGAAGTTATAATCCATCAACAGTCTTGCCAATCTATTTGCATCAGAAGTTGGGTCTTGTATCATGTCTTTTGGTGGTCTTCCCAAAATCATGTCATACATAACACGCAATTTTTTAATGTCTTTTTTTGCAATTTTATCGCCTTTGTCTTTTAACCTACCACCTTCTTCAGCTATAGTTTTTGTTATTTTTTCAAAGTCAGCATCACTTTTAATTCCTTTTTGAGCTAAAGCAATTCTACCTGTCATTTGATTTACATAAGAATTAAAGACTTGCTCTGCATCTCTGTTCATTAGATCTTTAACAGAAACAGTTTCACCTCTTGATGTCATTGCAAAATTAACATCAAACTTCAATCGTTTTTTTGCTCTTGATGGCACACCTTCAGGTTTAAAATGTAATAGATTGACTAAGTTTTCTGCATCAACCTCAGATAATATTTCTTCTTCGATTAATAATTCTTTTAAAAAGTCTTTATTGGATGTGCTAAAAACTCTAGACATTCCAGCGTCTATACCCATTGCTCTTTTTTCTATATTTTTAACCATTCCCTTACCAATTTTGTTTGCAAGGTCCTCAGATATTTCAGGGTTTGCCCTTATCAAAGACTTAGATAATAATGTGCTTGCGAAGTCCTTACCATGTTTGGGTGTTAGTTCTGTAAATTTATAACCATCCCATAAATGAGAAAAGTAAGTCAAATCTTCAGGTATATCGTCAAAACCTTTTACACCAGCTTGTTTAGCCTTTTGCAGTATTTCTCTAAATATAACTCTTTGCCTTTGTGCTGCATTTATTATATCAGTATTTGTTGCTGAACCTGGAAACTCTATTTCATCTGCAACTAATCTACCAAACTCAGATCTTTGTGCTCCAAATTTTCTTTTTAAATATCCTATGTTATTAGACTTTGCCCATCTTGTGTAGGAGTCCTCATAAGCATTATAGTATCTTACTGATAAACTTCTTGTTAACTGAGTTTTAATTAAATCTGCTGTAAACTCACCAGGATTTACTGCATCTTCACCAATATATTGTGCAACCTTTCTTGTAGTTCCTAACTCACTGTTTTTTAATTGACCTATCATATCAATTCTAAATTTACCAAAATCACCCATAGGCGTATCTTGTGCTTCTGATATTTCTTCTTCTGCACCTCTGCGTAACTCACCAATTTGCACTGGTCTTGACATAGGATTTTCTGCTGCACCTATACCAGTATCAGGAGTAATAAATTCTTCTGGTGTAGCTACACCTTTATTTATCATTGATTGTTTTACATCTGCCACTTGTGCTTCTTCAATGTCATTCATACCCTTTTTAAAAGCTGCATCAAACGCCTCATCAGAACTTTTACCAAATGCACCACCTATAGCTCCACCTAAAAGCATACCACCACCAGCAGCATATAATATGTCATATGGATCTTTTATTGGATTCTGCGAAACCAAATATGATTCAATAGCTGCACTAGAGACACCACCTGTTGCCAAACCTCTAAATGCCCTTGCTAACCTTGTTGCTTTAGAACCCCATAGAAATGGTGCAGCTACACCTTCTGTCAATACAGTGGCAGTTATAGCAGCAGGATCAATTACAGCAGCACCCAATCTGATGGGGATAGAGCCATAACCATACTTTGCTAATGTTTCCTCATTTTTTAGTGATTGCAAAACTCTGTCACGCAACTTTTGTGCATGAGGTCTGCTTACTGCATCTTCTAAAAAATCGTGGTATTCTGTCGGTATATCTTTTGTAAATTCGTCATAAGACTCGTCATCAAGTAAAAAGTTTTCGTCAGGTTCGTGATCTTCCAAACCATTGTATATCCATGACATTGCGTTATCTTCAGCAAATGCAGCAGACAAAGCATCACTAAATGTAACTTTTTCTCTTTCTTTTTCATATGCTTCTTTTGCTTCTTCTTCTTGAAGAAGATTTATAGGTCTAGCTAACTCAATTTTTTCTGCTTTTAATGCCATTTGAACTAACCTTGTGGTAACTTAGCAATTTCTTCAGCCGTAGGTATTTTGAATTCTACAGGACCTTTATTTTGTTTTTCTATAATTGATGCTTTCTTTTTATTAGCTTTTTTTACACCTAATTTTTTTATTTGATCTAATGTGTAAAATTCACTTGGGAACGGAATACCATCTCTTATTATCATCCACTTATCAACTCTACCAGTAACAGGTGTTGCAGTGATTTCTGATTCATCATCTTCATTTCTAGCCTTATAATCATCTATTATTAACTGAGCATTTTTCTTTATATCTGTTTCATTCATATTAATAGATCTAGGTATCAACGCACCTTTATAATTTATATGACTAGCAATAATATCTGCACCTGCTTGTTTAACTGCAACTTTAGGATCTACTCCTAACCCTATGTAAACTTTAGATAAATCTTCTACCTTTTGTTGAATAGATGCACTGTTTTGTGGCTTTGTTCCAAAAAAACTGGTTGTTTCTGAACTTATAGTTCTTACTTGAGATTCCACTAATTTATATTTAGCATTAATATCAATACCTGATCTGTTAGCTTCTGCAACCATACCTATTGCTTCTTCAAGAGATTTACCACCTTGCTCGATAGCAAGCACTGAATTGTAAACAGCTATATCATTTTTACTTAAATGATTTTGAAGAACTCCATTTCCTCTTGATTTCATTATTCTGAACAATTCTATTTGTGATTTTACTTTGTTTATATCTGGCTGTGCACCTAATATATTTGTTGATCCTTCGTCTAATATGTTTGCATAATCTTCTGATCTAACATTATTTCTTTCTAAAATTAACATTTGCGTATCTACATCTTTACCCTTCAATGCTATTTTTATTGCCCCATCTGTTTGTGTTTTTGTTAAACTGCTTTTAATTAATGTAAAACTTCCATCTCTCAATGAGTTAGATGCAGATGTAATAATCCCTGCTGCTTTAATTTCTTTTTCTAAATCTAAATTTATTGTATTTAAACCTAATAATGAGTTTCTAGCTGATGTTCCGTTAGATGATTCTTGATCTACTAATGCAGGTCTTCCACTATATTTAGTTTCTAAAAGCTGTTTTGATATTTCTGTAAGTTCTCGTATTTTCATTTCTGCTGCTTTAGTAGGATTTTCTTTATATTGCTCTACTAAAATTTTTGCTTTAGTTTGCAAACTTAATATGGAAGACACAACAGACCCTTCAGCTTTTTCTTTGTCCTCTATACTGTTTACAAAAGATTTAGCTTCGTTAACTGCTGATTTTACTCCAGCGTTGCTTGCTTCGTGAATAATTCGACTTGTGCCGTCATTTAAAGCAACATCTTCTACTATTTTTGACTCTGCATTAATTTTAGATTGTATAGAATTGCTTGCTGTTTGAGAGATACTTTTACCATTTATTATAATAGTTTTTCCACTAGCTAACTGAATGTTAACATCTTCATTGTTTTTTAATTGTTTTTCAATAGTTTCCAATTCTTGATAAGTGGCTTCACCAACATCTAATTGATCAGTCGCACTCTCAACTTCTTGCCTATTTATTTCATTTTCTTTTGCTATTGTTAATTTTAACAAAGCATTTTTTATAGTTAATGATTGAGTGCTTTTATTAATATCTTCTTTAGTTTTCTTTAAATCTGCATAACCAGTTGCACCTTGAACTCTATTTACAAATGTACTTTTTTGTACTGATATACTAAATTGTTCATTTGTTTTTATAGATGAATACTTTAATGTTCCGTCTCTTTGGCTTTGGTCAATTAATTTATAAGCATCTGCTTGAGCTTTTCTGTATTCTGGATGTGTCTCTGTGTGACTAGCCATTATATTTTCGTATCTTGTTAAAGTATCACTTACGACTTGCCCTCTCATAACTTGTTGTTTACTAAAAGCTTGACTTCTACCTTGTTGCTTTTTACCAGCAGACAAATCGCCTAATCTTGCAATTAATGCTTTTTGTTCATAAGGTCTTAATTTATAATCAGATGATATTTTGTTAACTAAATTAGATTGTTTCTTTTTAAATACTGTGTCGTATTCTTCCATACTTGTTGTAGTATCTTCTAAATTATGTTTATCTAATTCAGCAATTAATTTATTTTCAGCTTCTGCTGTAGCAGTCTTGGCTTCTGCTTTTTTATCAGCATCATAAAAATCACGCATAATATCACCAGCAACTTGACCAAACTTTGCAACTTCTTGACCTACACCAGTAAACGCACCAGAAGATGCTCTTGGTCCTAACGAACCACCTGTAGTTACTCCTGTAGAGCCTAACCCTTTATTATATAATGGTATCTGTGGCATATCTTAACAGTCTCCTAACTTGGCATACCCATTGCTGCTTTTCCTGCTTTTTCACCTGCTTGCAATACAGTTCTGTAAGCTGCTGTTTTAAACTGTGCTGATTGTGCACTTGCTGTTGCTCTAGCCATTGCAGCTTCGTTTATTTTCCCAGCTTCTTCAATAGATCCAGCATAACGTATTCCAATAGCATCTAATTCTGTATTAAAAAAAGTATCTCTTAATGCTTCTAAAGCACTACCAGACATTTGAACACCTGATTTTGCAGTAGCAACCCTTTGAGTACCAACCAATCTTTCTGATTGTTTTCTTAGATTAGCTTCTTTTTGTCTTGTTGCACGCTGTAATAATACTTTTTCATTTTCAGCGACTGTTGCATTATATTCGCCAACTTGTCTTGCAGCCTTTGCTGAAGCCATATTTCCTTTATAACCAAGAACTGCATCTAACATTACACTACCCTTGCAAAACGATAATAGTCCGAACCATCTGGTCCATACTTCTTCATTAAACCTTCATTCTCAAACCCTAGCCATTCAACATATCTAACTGCTTGCTTATCATTAGTATGAACACTTGCTTGTATGCGTTGCAACTTTGCATCTTCTTGAACATGATCTAACAATATACTGGAGTATTTAGCTGCTGCAAAAGGCTTTTTATAAGCCATGCTTGACATAATAAACCATGCTTCACCTACATTTTCCCACAATCCATATACACCACCAATCATAAAAACCTTACTTTCTTGCAATGCTGTGTACGCACTAATGCAACTTTCTTTCATCATAGCTGCTTTCGAGCTTTCTGGAAAATGAAAATTTGTCTCTATCATTTCTAAGTCTTCTTTTTCAAACTTTTTAATCTTAAGCATCAAATGTATTAGACCTTCTCATAATAGCTAATATTGTCATTGGCAATGGTTGTGTCTGCCTTATAACAATCTTTGCATCATTATCATACCCTGACGGAAAGGATATTTCCTTATCTCCATTAAACAAAGGTACAGCTTGATCCATAGCCATACTACTATCTCTAAACGGCAATCTATCTAAGTTACTAGTATCAGGTCCTAACTCTGCACCAACTGTCTGAAAGAATCTAGCTGTAACACCATGTATTCTTTTTATCTTGCCTTGTGCAATACCATCTTCTGCACCTGCTTCCATACGCAGTGTTTCTAGTGATGATGTGTAACCATACCCAACATGAACCTTAGTTGAGCTTCTATCTAATGTTATTGCACCATTGCTGACTGTTTTATCAGCGTGTGCAGCACCATCTGCTAAAATAGTTACTGTTACACCCTCAAGATGGTTTAAGCCTGTAATAGACGTTGTAGCACTGCCACTATATGTTAAGCCACTATCTACAAAAAAAGCATCTGTTACATCATCATTAAAATATAATGACTTTAGAAAAACAATATGCCTTACAGTAGTGCTGTTAATAGTTCTTTTAACACTTAGGTAAACTTGGTCTTCTGCACCACTGGGTATAGCTGTTATACTCTCTACTACACCACTGCCACCTAAACTATGCTCATGCCAACCTACTGTTGCGTTTGCTCTGTCATAAGTTAATCCTATCAGTCTGCCATCACTGTGAACAAACCATAATAATAACTCAGGCTCCTGTTGCCAAACCATATCAGTCAAGCCACCTCTAGCTAAATGGTCAGCTAACACAGTTAAATCAACACCTAATAATCCATCTGTATCTAAATCAAAGGTTATCTCTTTTACCTTTTCAGCACCTTTTTGTATTAGTATTGTGCTGTTACCTGCTCTTAATGGCTTTACATTACCTGTGCCAAACGTAGTTTCTCGCAATACGTTTACATTTGTAGGTGTAACTGGCTCTGATCCTGCACCACCTGATAACGTAAACTCAGCACTAGTAGTCAATAACTGCAAGAATCTAGCTGGTAACAAGTGTCTTATGACGTTCACTTGGTCTGATGCTATAGTTACGTTTATAGCTGCATCATCTGCTGTGCCTGGTGTATGGTTCTCAAAATCAGCAGAAACGCTACCAAATATAGTTTGTGGCTGACTTGTTGTACTTGCAAAATACAATCGTTCTTCGTAAAAACCTATAGCTCTAGGGAATCCAGTAGTTGTACTAAAGCTACCTAACGACCATTTTGCAGTAGCATTACTAGAACCTACAACCTGTGCTGGTAAAACAGACACTCCACCATCATCTTCTTTAACTGTAGCTGTAACTGTTGTAGCATTTGTATATCCAGTAATCTTTACATAACCAGTATCATCATGCCTATATTCCCAGTTAAGACTGCCATATGTTTCTGTGCCAGATGTGTGTACTGGTGGCGTGTTTCCTGATGTTGTGGTTGATCCAGTCGTATGCTTATAAACATGACCATTAAATCTTACAAAAGCATTATTAGCATAACTTGTGCTTGCTGCCCATTCATCATAAGTTATCTCTAATACTTCACGAAACCTTATTAATCTACCAACATCTGTGCTTGCAAATAAATCAGCACTAGCTGTAATCGTAACAGAGCCATTATCTGCTGATGCATATAAAGTTGTTGCAGTAATATTTTCATCTAAATAAGGACCATCAACAAAATCAATGTCTGTTAATGTCCATGCTGTATGACTTGTTCTTGTTAACTTTGCAGGTTCATGGCTATTATGTGCTAAAAACAAAACATCTGCTGACTGTGCAAAATTAATCGTAGATAACTGTGATGTCGTATAAGGCGTGGTTATTTCTATTACTTTACCAGCAGTACCTGCACTGCCATATGTTGTAAACGCAGAACTGTTAATACCACTTAACTGAAATGTATTAGTTGTAACACCTGCAACTGTAAACTCTCTGTTGTTTACTTCTGTCATGCCTACAACACCAGAAATAAAAACTCTATCTCCATTACTCATGCCATGTGAATTAGACGTTACAACTGCTGGATTTGCTTTGGTTATAGCACTTATTGCTGTAGTTGCTGCTGTGACTAAGCCACCATCTTTATATATTCTAACGTAAAGATTACCAAACTCTAAGACATAGGCTTGTGTATCACTAAACTCAAAGTTAATTAATCTTACCTGACCACCATCTTTTGTGGTTCCTGCGTAATATGTACCAGGTCTTCTTGTCACTCCACCTTGTGGAAAGACAATCATATTGCTTAAATCTTTTACGGCTTCATTGTATTTTTGTAAGTCTATTCTACCTTCAAGCCTAGGAGATATTTCACCTGCTCTAAAGTTGGTGATAATAGACGATACTCTAGCCATATTAGAACCTTGCGTTAGTGTAAGTATCTGCCTGTAATTGCTCTGGATAACCCTCTAGTGCATCCATACTTCTGGCTTCACTTAGCCTTGCTTGATATAAAGAATACATAGATTGAGCTAAAGCATTACTACCAGTAATTGCGTAAGCCGTTTCTGCTGCAAGCTTGTGTGCAATCGTACTACTTAACAAAGGATCAAACTGTTCTGTGTCTGTTACTCTACCTATATAGATAATAGAACAAGTACCTTCATTAGATAATACTTTCCTACCCTCTATCTTAAACATTACATTACTGTCATATGCAGCAACATCATTGTTTACATTAGAGTTCCAAAAAGAAACAACCCTTAAGCAATAAGGGTCTGTAGGTAATGTAAATTGACTGGAAAATCCAAAAGCAGGTGCATCAGTATCTTTAGCTAATGATGATCTTGATATAGCTACATTCCAAGTATGTGCCCTTAGAACTGCATCTCTTACTGTTTCAAATCTTCTGTTACAAAGTCGTGCTTCTTTAGAGTTTTCCGTTAATGCAGTAATAGTTGCTGCACCAAGTAAATCCATAGCTTCGTTACAAATATCTACAACTGACGGCATCCCAAACTCCTAGAAATAGGAAGCAGCGTTAACTGCTCCCCATGTTTTGTTAGTTTACAACGTAGTCAATGATGAAAGACATGCTTCCAGCAGTACCACCTGTTGCGTTAAATGTAACAGCAACGTAGTAGAATCCACCTGGATCTACACTGGCACCAGCCATTTCAAAGACTTTTAAACCATTTGTTGTAATGTCTGCTGCTTCAAAGCGAACATCTGCCATTGCACCAGCATCAGCAACTGATGTAGCGAAATAATCCTCGTCTACAACTGTTCCAGATGTTTGATACAAACCAACATTAAAAGTACAACTTCCACCGAAAGTGTCTGTGGCAATTTTAATTGATGGAATAGATGCGTTACTTGGAATCTGTGCAAGCATGACAATATCATTGTCAGTACTGTCACCAGCAACCAATTCTAATGTTCCCTGTGCAACACGCTTCACGCCATGGTACAAAGATGCAGGGTTAATTACAGGAGGACTAGCTTCAAAGTTAGCTACCAGATCTGAATTTTTAGTAGTCATAATCTATCTCCCTTACGCTGATTCATCACAATCGATTTGCACAATCTTAGATTCTTCCATGCGTGTAGCTCCAACACTCATGCAATAATAAACTTGAGTAGCATAACCTTTGTCTGCTCTCTCATCTATTCTTGCTGATACGTCTTTACCTATGCCTAGAGCAATCCCATCCTCTGCCCATGCGAAACATGAACGGATGTTTGATGCAAGCGATAGTCTGTTTGTTACAATAAACTTGAAACCCATGAATGTATCTACATCACCCTGTACAAGAGCCTTAACTGTATTAAAGTCAGAACTTGTTACTGATGTTGTATTTAATAGAGCTTCAATCTGATTAGGACCAACTGCAATATATCTTGGTATTGATGGGTCAACGTCAGCTAAATCTAAAATCTTTTTAGCTTGAATTAACTTAGCAACAGACATATCTGCACTACCATTTGCAATCTGATTACCAGCTGCAAACGCTGTAGATGTTGAACCTGTTTCGCCTGTAAAAGCTGTTCCAAGTGCAGCAGAAATGATAACATCATCCATAGCTCTACCCATTGCAGCAGCAGCTGCTTGTGCATAACTTGATGTTGGATCAATTAACATTCTGACTTTATCTTGGTCATCAATTAAATCGGCGTATTCATAGTCAGCTAAACTCACTCTACGTCTTGCGTGAGGTGTGTCTATCTGTGGAGTGTCGGCATGTCGACTGCTACGCAACTGAGCTGTAGCAACACCTACCTGATCGAAAAAAGCATTTTTCCCTGTGATATTCTCCACACGAACTGTGTCTCTTAGACGGCTTCCCATCTGTTGAGACAGCATCTGTACGTTAGCAGAATACTGTTGGACAAATGCTGTAGTTACTGATGTTGACATTTAAGTCTCCTAAGTAAAAGTTACATTTGATTTATTTACAGTGTGCTACCCTTTACGGACACTCCTAGAATTTTTAGCCGACTTTAGGCTATCGTCTATCCGATTGTCTTGAGGACTTGTTGCCAAGCTACCCTGCATAACCCATTCGTAATATATATCAGCAAGTTTGTTAGGATGCAACAAATCTCTTTGCGTTCCAAACTCAACTGCAAGCCGTAGACATTCCAAACGAATTTCTTGTGTAGGCGTTATTTCATTATCCATGAATAAATCCCATCAATTCTTGCATACGTTCAACAGCACGTTGTCTTCCTATAGGATCTTTTCTGTTCCAGTAGGCGTGTGTTTTATCGTTCATTATAGTATCAACTTCTTGTTGTGCCATTTGTGGTGTATAAGCTCTATTAGTAGCGTTATCACTAACAGTATCTTCACTTGTTACAGTAGATTTAAAATCTCCCATAGCAGCAAATGCCTTAATAAAAGCTGGATGATTACCTATTAATGTACCATCATCTAGTTTCATTTGTAATAAATCAGAGCCACCAAACTGTTCAACAATCTCTTTTGCAGCCGTAACCTTTTGCTCAAAAGCTGCTCCCCACTCTTTTTGTAGTTCTGCTGCTGTTTGTTCAGCTTGTTGTTCTGCTTGCTGTGCCAAACCTTCGCTTGTTTGTTGCACTGTGCTTTTATAATAATCTAACACACCTTGTGCTTGTTGTGGTGTAAGCCTTAAATTATGTGCAATATCTGCATATGCACTAGCAACTTCTTCAGTTATAACATTCCCATCAACAGGTAACTCGTAACCTTGTGGTGTTTCTGGTCTGCCTAACTTACTGTAAATGTTATCTAAATCTTCTTCTGTAGGATTTTTTGGCAACGGAACCTTATCGCTACCTATTAATCTCTGTGCATTTACATAACTCCTGGCTAAATTACCAACATCTTTTATTGGTGATAGACTAGGATGCTCCCTTAATTCTTCTGGTATCATTTCCATGAAACTGTTACCAGACCCACCTTGTGCAACTTCAGATGGAGTCTCCATAACTGTAGTTTGTACTGGTTCGGCTACCTGTTCAGCAACTTGCTCTGACATATTTACTCCTCTTTCATCATGTTGTATATGTGTAGTATGACTGCTCTTTTACCTTCTTCAAAGGCTGTAGCATTAGCATCTCCAGCTACATAACTTGAAGCACGCCAATTACAACGTATCTCCAAATCATTTAACACCTTTTTACCAGCGTTATCCCCAAACGTATCTTTATACATTACCTTGAGTTGTGCTATTTGCTCACTCATTTGCACCTACCATTCTTACTGCTTGAGCAGCTTGACCAACAGTAGCAACGTCTTCTTGCTCCATTTGTCTTTCCATTTGCTCTTGTTGCATCATTGCTTTTTGCTCTCTTTCCTCATCAACGACTGACTGTGGCTTTAATACTTTCTTTGGAACACCTAAAGCATCAGTTAAATAAGTAACCAATCCATCAGGATCTATATGATCTCCTACTGGCAGTTGCTGTGACAATGGCATCAATATTTCTAAGGCTCTCATCACACCATTAACAGAACTAGACTTTTGTGCTCTTGCAAGTGGTGATACATATTCAATATCAACATCTACCCCTTGTAAAACCTCTGGTGGTGTAGCAAGCATATCAGCACGCAACATTAAAGCAAACGCCCTGTCAATCAATGGTCTTAGCATTTCATTCATTAATCGACCAAGAACAGGACCTATAACTCTCATTCTTTCTTCTTGTCTCTGTATTACTTCTGTTGCTGTCATATTAGGCGTACTACCACTAAGTAGTTGGTCAACGAAGAAAGCAGAACGTATTGCTTGTCTTCGCTGTTCTTCCATGTTTAATCCAATAGGTATGTTAGCACCAGTTTGTAATGGTGTTATCGTATCTCTTGAGCCTGATCTGTAAAAGTTAAGACCTCCAGGCTGGGTTCTAATGGGGAGTAGAAACCCATCATCAGGTACTAATAGTGGAGGATCTATCATTTTCTGAGCTGCTTGTATGATTGTTTTTGACATTAGATTTAGCATCTTAACATCTGGCAACGCAACCATAGCTGGAGATCTACCCATCACTTCCCCAGTTGCCTTGAGAAAGCGTGGAACAACGTAAGGTAATTCTTGGAAGCCACTCTCTGCCAATATCATTTTTGTTTCCATGCAAATATACATAGACGCATATGGCATATTTTTATTATTAGCTTTAGTTGGATCTCTGTCTTTTCTTGGCATGACTGCATGTAGTATTGTCACATTCTCGTCTGGTTTTTTTTCAAATGTCCTAGCTATAAACGCACCAACATTATCAATACCAAATCTCTGCACAGCTTGCCTTGCAGGTAACTCATACTTTCTGAACACAGTATCAACAATACCATATTGATCTTCTGTTACATAAAATTCTGATATATGCCTTGTGCTAAAGCGTAATGTTTTGTCATCCATTTCAACAAACATACACCCAGTACCAAACACAACTAGGTCAACATACATCTCATGGACTTCTGTTTCAAAGTTAGACATGGTAAAAGCACGCATCATTCTTTGCGAGGAATCTTCTAACCATCTCTGTACTTCTTCATCTCTACCTAATTCTTCGTCTTTCATTGTCAAATGAAACCAAGGTGTAGCACCTGATGTAAGCATACCATGTAAACTAGATGATAATAAATCTACTGATTGTAGAGCTGTACCATCAAAGATAAGCTCCATTCTTTTTTCACCACGACTTCTTTTTTTAACTATGTCTGCTTTCCTTGGCAACATATAGTCAGCTAACTCTTGGTAATGATTATTCCAGTTGTCTCTTTGACCTTCAACATGTTGAAATCTAGCAACTATATCCTTGACATTCATCATAAGCTTATCCTAACAAAGTTGGTGTGCCACCTGATCCACTCATACTGGTAGACGTTTCTCCTAAGTTACCAGCAACAATCGTACTGCCACGACCTCTACGTTTTTTTCTTTCTGTTGTTTCAGCTTCAGCAGATAAAGCAGCAGCCTTTTCATAATCAGCTTTGGCAGGTTCTTCTGGAACTGGTGGTGGTGGTGGAACATATACTTTAGGTTTTAGGAATGACATTGTTATCTCCTACGTTACTGATCTTTTTGACGCTGGTCTAGTTGTTACACCATAGCCTTCCATGATAGTACCACCTTGCCCTGATCTCTTACCTCTAGTCGCATACCTAGTTGTAATAGTTGGCGTTTCATCATCAACAATCTCTGGCGTTACTTCAGGTGTTACTTCAGGAGATACTGGTGCTCTATAATCTTCTTTAGATGTACCTGTTACAGTTTCCTTTGTTTCTTGAATTATTTTTTTGCCAGGTTTTTCAATAAGTTCTTCAAACAACTTATCACCACCCTTAGTTATTGATTTAATTACTGAACCCATTTTAATTTCCTTCCCATGTATGCCACCCTAATTTCTTAGTTTCTGGTCTAAACCAAAAGGCTTTTTGATAGCCACTTCTTGCAAATGCTTTCTTTAAAACAAGAAATCCCATTCTTGTATAACCTTTTTTAGCAATAAAGTCTATAACCCAAACATTTTTGCCACCACCCTTGTACGCATCTACAGGAAACTCTGAGTTTTTTACATAGGATTTAACTTGTTTTTCACTGGGAAATCCCCATGTAGCAAACACTAACGGCTCCTGTATCACACTTCTAATAATCTTATACTGCATAATTCCCAAAGGTCTTTCAATATATTTCTGTATAAGCTTATC